TATTAACATTAATGCACTGCGTTGTCAGCTAATTAATCATGAAGGACTTGTTAAGAAAGTTTATCTCGACACCACTAACCTATTACACGGAGGCATTGGTCACCTATTAAGATCAAACGAAGTTACAATGTATCCATTAAATTCCCCACTGTCTGATGAACAAATTGAGACTTGGTTTTCACAAGATTCGACATCGGCAATTAAGATTGCTCAAGAACTACTCGGTGATACCTGGGGGAATTTGTCAGATATTAGAAAGCGTGCCGTTGTCGATCTTTCCTATAACCTGGGTAAAGCACGGCTTGCTAAGTTTACTGCATTTCTTGCTGCGGTTAAGGTGGGCGATTTTAATGCAGCAGGTAAAGAATTAAGAAACTCTGCGTGGTTTACACAGGTAGGTCGGCGAGGGCCCAATATCCAGACAATGATTGTACAAGATGTTGACCCAACCAGATGTAACGTAAAATTTCCGGAATAATATATGGCATGTACGCCCCCAACAGTTATCGTAGGTGGAGTCACTTTATCAACAAGTGATTTTCAAAACGCACAAGAAATTCTTAACACCGTTAGCGGCGCTGGCGGCGACCCCACACTCGATGAATATACAGAGAATGTAGCAAATGGAAATAATTCTGCAAATAGAAATCGGATACTTATACCTAGTTCCCCAACCGGGGTTATTCCAACCCAGACTGCATTGCCACCTCCAATACCACAAAAGGCAGATCAGAGCATAACATCTCAGGCTGTCGGCGGTAACGGGACACCAGTTTCCTGCACTATTTGGATACCGGGAGACTATAACGCACCCTTGAGCGCAAATTTTACATTACGTCAATTCACTGTAAACGCCAAATTCCCATATCCGTTAACTGATTATAATTTAACTTATACAGCACAAACAAGATTCTGCAATTTACAAAATTTAGCAACTAATATTGCAGAGCCACTTCTCTTAAAGTTTGGTAATTTTAATATCAATTCCGGTATTAGAAATAAAACATCAGCCACAACGGGATTAAGCCAACATATTACCGGCCAGGCAATGGATGTCCAGTTTCCTGGATGGACTTATGCACGTTATTGGGAAAATGCTGCCTGGGTTAAGGACAATCTTCCCTATGATCAGTTTATATTTGAGCATAGTTCGAGTACCGGATTAGCCTGGTATCACTTAAGTTATAATTCTGCCGGTAATAGGCCGGTGACTATCCCGACAAAGATAATGACAATGTATCGAAACAATTATAGCCCGGGTCTACATAGATACGGATAATATAACCCGGTTTAATTCTCATGATAAATAACAAAAAGAGAATTATATGGCAGCAAATCAAAAAGGGTTCATTCAACCTAAACGAATAAATCGTCGACCTTACTTTGTTGGATTCAACACCGTAAATCAACCGTCACCTCCGTATAATCTCAATAATATCGAATTGGTTAAAAGGGACATTGAGAATACGTTTGCAACTCCTTTAGGATCAAGGGTGATGCTACCGAACTTTGGCACAAGAATCTATGATTATCTTTTTGATCCATTTGATGAATACACAAAGGAAGCAATCATTGCAGATGCAGTGAATGTTATTCAGTCTGAACCAAGAGTTGATCTTGTATCCATTGATGTATTTCAAGAAGACCAAGCATTAAATGTTGTCATGGTATTACTATTCAAACCCGAAGCTATAACAGATAATTTATTTGTTGCATTTTCACTTAAGGATAAGGAAACTTTTTAGAATGAATTACCTAAGAATATATAACCGGGCTGTGTTTGTTGCTAAAAACAGAATATTAGACAGTTCCCGGCAGCGGGTTATGGCGAAGGTAGAGGTCTAATATGTCGGAATCAGTGCGCCAATCAAATTTATTTGCTGCAGAAAATTATCAGAAAATCTTTAAGGCGTTTGCGTTTATCGATTATACCGCCTATGACTTTGATACACTAAAGCAAGCCCTGATTAATTATATTCAAACATATTATCCTGAAGATTTCAACGACTATATCGAGAGTTCAGAATTCATTGCAATTATTGAATTACTTGCATACTTTGGTACAAGTCTTGCATTTAGAACAGACCTTAATAGCCGCGAAAATTTCATTGATACTGCTGAACGTCGTGAAAGCATTATCCGTCTTGCGCAGATGGTCAACTATGTTCCACGCAGAAATATTCCTGCAAGTGGATTGTTTAAGATTGCCGCAATTCAAACCAACCAGCCGTTAACTGATGCCAACGGTATAAACATCAACGATACCGCAATTTTTTGGAATGATCCAAATAACCCAGACTGGTTTGATCAATTTGTGCAAGTTTGTAATGCCGCATTTAGTACCATTAATCCGTTTGGACGCCCGACAAAAAGTGGCACAATCGGTTCAATCCCAACAGATCTTTATCAGTTGAATAGTGTCCCACGCCTAAATGTTACATACCCAACTTCTGTAACGGTTAGTGGGCAAGAATATCCAATTGATGTTTGTAATCCAGATTTCGTCACCAATGAGACAATTTTTGAAAGAGATCCGGACCCTGCAAATGCGTTCAACTTTATTTACAGAAATGATAGTCTAGGAGTCAGCTCTGCAAACACAGGATTTTTCTTATATTTCAAGCAAGGTAATTTGATTAATGTTGACACCAACTTCGAATTTCCTGTACCTAATCGCCTATTCCCCATTGATATTCAAAATATCAATCAGGATGATGTGTACGTGCAAGAAACATCTGAAGACGGAACAGTTATTAATAAGTGGCTGAAAGTTCCTGCATTAGCCGGTGAAAATATTATTTACAATAGCATTCAATTTGCTGAGAGAAATATCTTTGATGTTATCTCTGGAGCAAACAATACAGTTTCAGTGCGATTTGCCGATGGTAATTTCGGTAATATACCAACTGGCTTGTTTAGATTCTGGATTCGAGTTAGCGCAAACCAGGCACTTGTAATTCGTCCCGACGATGCACAAGGATTACAAATCAACATCCCTTATATTGGTGCAGACCAGCAAGAATATGTATTGCGTATTGTGTTTAATCTCGAACAGACAATCGGTAATGCTGCTGCGGCCGAAACAGATGAGCAAATTAGATTGCGTGCTCCAGAGGTATTCTCAACACAATCACGAATGGTTAACGGAAGTGACTATAACGTATTGCCTCTTGTATTCGGAAATCAAATTGCAAAAATTCAGGCAATTGATAGGACATATAGTGGTCAAAGTCGATATATTGACTTAAACGACCCAACTGGTTTTCACCATGACTTAATTATCTTCGGGCAAGATGGTGCCTTATATAGGGATAATCAAAACGTCTTGGTTGAAGTAATCGAGAACTCGTCAAATTCTGGCACAATTGAAAATATCTTAATTAATACAATTCAGGAAATGCTAAGAGAACCACAAGTATCTCAATTTTTCTATGATGAGTATTTGCCTCAATTTGAAAATGAAATTCGCGTCAATAAACAGATTCCTTCTGATGACGGATATTCTTTATTGCAACTCGGGAATATTGGAATGCCATCATCGGCATTAGTTAATCCGTATCAAGAGCCATTAATATGGAAAACAAGTCCGCAGAAATTTAAGAATGACACCGGTTACTTTTCTAACTCACCAGTTTTGACTATTGCAGCGGCGTTGGTTAATACACTAACATCTTCTAATCCATTTACCGCAAATGGAAATACATATCAACCATGGGAGTTAATTACATCTGATTCTATAGTTTCTATGGGGAACATTTCGACGCCTGCAACAATTACATCGGTTGCAGTTCGTAGTGTTATTCAAAATGGAATTCCTTTAATTATTAATCCATTAAATCCGTATGCAAACATTGGTCCAGTTGAATTAGGGACCGAACAGCAATTAAATTATCAAGCAGCTAAAATATTTCCTAAGTTCAGAAACAACTTAAATCCAGCAGAAATTGCAGAAATCGTAACAGCAATTGACAACGGAATTTCATTCTGGCTATATTATGATTTGTTGACAGATGAATGGCACATATCAACAATTGCAACACCTGGCTTAACCGATCAATCAGCTCAACCGTTTAAATATGCACCAGCATCTATTGTTGCATCATATACTTCGGCACCAATTACTGCAATTTCTGGAACTGTAATAACTGTGCCGTCGACAACAGGTTTGAATGTTGGTGACGCAATTCAGACACTTGCAGGAACAGGGGGGTTATTCAACAGTAACACTTATGTTGTTTCAAAGACCTCGACTACACTAACAGTTTCTCAAGCACCTGTTATCCCACTTATTCCACTTACAACAAAAATTGTTGCAGGTACAGCACAAATTTATTCTAATTGGTCACCTTATCCGGCTAGCGGACTTTTATATGTGAGTATTGCAAGTAATAATGAACTGGGAATTACTACATTTGATCTGACTGCCCGTGGACGAGTGTATGTCTTTGAGTCCTATAGAGATGTTCGATTCTTTTGGGAACCAGGTCAAACAGTGATTGATAATTCTACTGGTCAGGCATTACAAGATACAATCGAAATTATGCCATTTGTAAATACAAATAGCTTAGTGAATAATAATTTACCACCCGATCCAATACTAAATCCACAAGATGTATTTCTAAGAAAACAAATTCCGTTTAACATTACCGGCGTGTTCACGCAAGTCGACGGATATGTTGACACCTCGAAAGTTGAAGTATCGATGATTGATGCAAACGGAGACGGCATATCCGATAACCCCGACGGATTTAATCAGATTGTTGCGCCAGAGGATAGGATTGTATTCGAGTATTACAACAACGAAGTCACTGGATATCAGAGCACACGTCCCTGGATTACAAATTGGTCGACAACACTAGAAAATATTACAACTGATTTGTATGTTTATTTTCCAGTAGATTTAACTGATAATACGCAATTATTCAGTCCACCGTTTATCTCTAGTGTTGTGTTACCTGGTGGCACCGGTGCAGGAAGTCAATATGATCCGCCCCCAGCCACAACAGTATACATGAATAGTGCAGATTTAATATTTGTTAATAATCTTACACAGATTAAATTTAATTCGGTTACGCCTGCCACACGATCTATTGCAAATCAGATTACTGCATTCTTTAATGGTCCGACACCCGCACAATTAGCTGATTTTCCGTGGCTTGCAGGAACAGACACTGTAGTTGATAAAGCAGATATTCTTACAAATTATTTCTTAAGTAAAACATTCTTAATTGCAGGAATTAGTCCCCCGGGATTTGGTGTCTATTATAGTATTGACATAGGAACATCTGCAAATTTAGTTACTTACCCAACCGGTCAAACATTTGTTGCATCTATTGACAAATATCACTTTGATAAGAATGGTAAAGTGTTTACTCAGAATACAACGGTACCAGAAGATAATAGATTACCGCTGTATTTCAAATGGTCACATTACTCACCAATTGACCAACGTGTAGACCCGGCACCTACTAATATCATTGATATGATTGTTATTACCGACAGCTTTTATCGCGATATGTTAATTTGGAAGAACAGTAATGGTACCTTATTATCATTACCGCCGCCCCCAACAACAGAAGAATTGCGCATTCAATTTCAATCGCTCAACCAGTATAAAATGGTTAGCGATTCAATGATTTGGAATTCGGGTTCATTTAAGATTCTATTCGGATCACAAGCTGCTCCTGAATTACAGGCAACGATTAAGGTTGTTAAGGCACCCTCGACGAGCATCAGCGATAATGAAGTTAAGACAAAGGTAATTCAGGCAATTGATATATACTTTGATATCAGAAATTGGGACTTCGGCGAAAAATTCTTCTGGTCAGAATTGTCGGCATTTATTCATCAACAGCTTTCAAGAATTATCAGCTCTGTAGTTATTGTGCCGAATAATGCTAATTCGCAATTCGGTAACTTATTTGAAATTGTTGCCGGGCCTACAGAATTGTTTATATCGACTGCAACAGTTAATAATGTCCAAATTGTCAGTAATTTGACAGATGCCAATCTTCGTGTTTAAGCAGTGATTTTTTTATATGGGTGTTTAATTTTTTGGATAAATAATAGAAATTATATTCAACTATTTACGGGAACGGCATCCGAATTTAGAAAAATGACAAACATAGATCCCGGGGCATTAGTTAGAAATAAATGTAAAACTACATTTTCATGGAAGATAATATCCTCGAAATTACCGGAGTATGCTAATTAATGACTTCCTATATTAAGAAACTTCCAACTGTATTTCAGACAACAACCGAGCGTAAATTTTTTAATGCGACGGTCGATCAAGTTTTTTCTAAGAAAGACAGCGATCTGTTGGCTGGATACTTGGGACGTAGGGACCCTGGTAGTTATAATCCTATCACCGACTTTTACTTGCCGGAACCGTCTAAGAACAGAACATGGTGGCAATTAGAGGCAACTGCATATTCTCGCAACGCTGACACAACTAAATCAAATGTATTTTTCTACGAAGACCTTCTTGAGAATATAGAGTATTATGGTGGCAACACATTAAATCAAGACCGACTTTTCGAATCCGAATATTACAGCTTTGGACCACCCATTGATTATGATATGTTTATTAACTATCAGAATTATTACTGGATTGAGGAAGGGCTTGCAGCAATTAAAATTACAGGTGTCATGGGTTCCGATATTATTGGACAACCCTCATACACCACACCGCCAAGTGCAATTCCGCCTAATCTAACATTATCATCTGGAATGACAATTGTATTATTAGACGATCCGCTTTACGATACTCCCCATGTTTTAGAAAATTTCGGTGGGTGTGAAGGATTGGATCTTATTGAAAAATTCCCCGATCTTAGCGCAGGTACAATTTACGAATTTTTGCCATGGGATGGCAAAATTATATTACCGACCGGCCGCGCCATTGAAAACGAGTTCTGGGACATGATGCATTGGGAAGTGCAAACACAACCTAGTAACGGGGATTACATTACAATTGAACGCGGTGCGATTGACAGAAATGCATGGTCAAGAACCAACAAATGGTTCCACATTGATACAATTAATAAAACACTTGCAGTAACCAACACTTTATTTCCAACAAACGCCACCCGAGCATTACGACCTATTATTCAGTTTGTTGCGAATATTCCTCTATATAAATCAGGAACACAGTTTAAGGATATAATTAGTTTCGGATTTAGAAATGATCTTGCTGCGCAGCCGTTGACACTTGCACAATTTCAGGGCCAGCCATTATCGACAATTAATTTTAATTATAACATCGAATTAGCAGATCAGGATTTAGTTATATGGTTTAATGATACAGCATCAAATAATTACATATGGGTTGCCAGTGTCGATGGTTTTGGGATTGTTACATTTACAGAATGGACTTCGTTGGCAACGCCGGTAATCGAAGGCGACATTGTGTTTATTGCCGAGGATGCACCGTATGACGGTGCACAACGAGGTCAAACCTGGTATTATTCGAACAGTATATGGCAAGAAGCATTCAATGATAAAGTTTCTACCAATCAACCACCGCTATTTGTTCTTTACGATCATAACGGGATCGCGCTCGACGACTCTACAACTTATCCAGATAGTTCGTTCCGCGGCAGTGAAATTTTTTCATATAAGATTAATACCGCACCTGGTGCAACAGTTGATCCAGTATTAAAATTCCCGATCGTCTATACCTCGTTAGGTCAAGCATCGGACATTATGTTCCAGAATGACCTAATTACTGATAGATATACATACCGTGGCGCAGAGTTAGCACCAATCAACGGTTATTATTACTATAACATTACAACAAGTAATGTTATTTTTAACAACTGGAATCTTTATGATACATGTGGATGCGATATTAGTATATCCCCTAATTTTCAAAGATTTTCTTCCACCGCATCACAATCTGTTTTTAATACTTCAATCCCTACAGTAGCAAATGCTGCTGGAAAAACATATCTACAAGTATATGTAAATGGTGTATATCAACAAGAAGGTGCAACAAAGAACTATCAAGTCACTGGTACAAATCAGATAACATTTAACACTGGGTTATTATTAAATGACGATGTTGTTATATATGACTATTCTGATGTTGCAAATGTCCCTGATTACGATCAATTCGAAGCCCTTGCAGCACAGACTATTTTTGCAACGTCAATTTCTACAGTTGCAGTTAACTCCGATACATCGTATCTACAAGTATATGTAAATGGTGTATATCAACAAGAAGGTGCAACAAAGAATTATCAAGTCACTGGTACAAATCAGATAACATTTAACACTGGGTTATTATTAAATGACGATGTTGTTATATTCGGTAAGCAGGTATCACAAGATACCTGCTTAGATGTAAGTAGGCAAAGGGTGATTGATAAATTTGTTGTTGGCTACGGCTCGGAGTTTAGCTTCAAGTTGAGTGTTACCCCAGTGGGATATATTTTCGGTGGCGGAACAATTCAGGCCGATGCCGATATCAATGTTAATGTTAATGGGGTCGAAGTTAAAAATAAGATTGGAGGATTTACTTTCTTTGAGCTTAATAATAGAATTTATATCGACCTAACAGCATACCTAACTAGTTTACTAGTTACAACCCAATCTGTGCCCCCGGTGGTTGAAGCACAGACTTATACCCACGGATTACTTGATCCATCTGATCCCGGGTATTTTGAAATCCCTCAACAACTTGAGGCAAATCCGACACAGCTCGAAGTATCGGAAATTAGTGCAAGTGATTTAACTCAGCATTTTGCATCTATAATATCTAATCAAACCGGATTTACCGGATTTGCATTCGGTGGCAGTAATAATTATAGAGATTCTCTAAAAAATAGGTCACTCGGGTCTTATATTTTACAAAATCTTGCACCTACCTTGAAATCGATGTTGGTATCATCTTCGGATGATTTAGATTTTATTAAGGGTATTCGCTTTAGTGCCGATGAATATACAAAATTTAAGAATAAGTTCCTTACAACTGCTCAACAGTTAATTAACCAGGGATTTAGTCCAGTGCAGGTGTTTAACAATACAATTGATATTTCGGCCTGGGTTAGTGAGATTTTGCGTATACTTAATATTTCTAAAGAATTCTCAAATGCATTTGCGTATTCATTTATGGCAGCCCAAGGGACGCCTTTTACATCAGAAACATTTACTGTTGCAGGAAATAGTTTAATCACACTTACAAATTACATTGATTTGTCAAATCCGAGAAATGTTGTTTACCTGTACGATACTACAAATCCGTCAAGTCAAAGAATTTTAACTATCGGAGTTGATTACACAATTATTTCCGATAACCCGACAATTGATATTCAACTAAATCTCGACCCCGGCATCAAAAATATTTATGTCGCTTTATATCAAAATCCGTTGCCTACTTATATTCCATCGACCCCAACAAAGATTGGTGCGTGGGGTGCATATATTCCCAGAATTGAATTAGATGCAACATATGCTATACCGACAAATGTTGTTATTGGTCACGACGGCTCAAAAACAATTGCATACGGTGACTACAGAGACCAACTCTTATTAGATCTTGAAACAAGAATCTATAATTTCTTACAACAGAAATATCGAAACGAGTATTATATTCCACTGCGCCTCGAATCTGTTAAATCGGGATTCTTTAGACAAACTCGTTATACTAGAGACGAATATTTAAGGATTACAGAGCCATATCTAAACAAATGGGCAGCTAAAAATAGAGCAAATTATAGAGTTAATGATTGGTTATCGGCAAGCTTAACTACACCCGTGAATGAGTTATGGAAATTATACAATTACCGTTCTGCCGTCACACCACTCGGAAAGTCAGCTAATTTACCGGGCAATTGGAAAGGTATTTTTCAATATTATTACGATACTTACTATCCAGATACCCGGCCCTGGGAAATGTTGGGCTTTAGTATTAAACCGGCTTGGTGGGAAACCGAATACGGTGCACCCGTCCTGAATTTAGCAGGACAGGAAGTATGGACTTCTATCTCGGCCGGCGTGCATAATATGTATGCGGATTTGGAAGATGGAATTATACGGCAAGGTCCGTCGGCAATTTATAATCCAGATACGCTTATAGCCCAAGCCCAGGAAATGTGGGCACGCCCGGGACTGTCGTTGATTATCCCTGTTGATAGCAGCGGCGAAATTATCCCTATCATTACGTTATTTGGTTTAGCATATAGTGGAAACCCGTATGCACCGTTTGATCATTTTGATGATGCCTGGGCATATGGTGATGGTTCCCCGGTTGAACAGGTGTGGATATCGACATCAGGGTATGCATTTAGTGTACAGGAATTTTTGTATTTAATGAGGCCAGGCCCCTTTGGTGAACTCCTATGGGATACTTTGGGTACTGAAATATCCCCGGGCATGATTACAGTCCCGACATCGACAACACCGGTAATGTCAAATAAAAATTGGCAATATGTGCAGAATGATATATTCACATATGAAGCTGATCCATTCTTTTCCTGGTTTCGACCAAAGAATAAAGATCAGATTGTTCACGCCGAGATTATTAATGGCATTACTGAAGTTAGATTTGGTTATCAAGTCTGGATTAGTGATAGAATTCTTTTCTTGGGAAAGAACATCGGTGATACGTTTGGGCAGAAGGTTAGAACACTTGATGTAAATCTTGCTAATAAGGTTGCTGGATTTATTAATAAGGATACAACTAATACTTATATTTCATCAATCACGCCCGGGGCCACAACGAATACTCTAATTATCCCATCAACGAATTTTGATGTATTTTTGCATAAGAGCCCGGTGGTAGACACCTATTCTTACAGCGGAGTTATTATTCGTGCATTAGCCGATGGAACATTTGCAGTGTACGGTTATGATTTATTGAATTCTGAATTTATTACACTTGATAGAAGTATTAATAAAATTATTGATGTGACTGTCGGCGGAACTCCGGCCGAGTTCAGGCATTTCGAAGTCGGTGCAACATATAATCAGGGCGAAATTGTTCGCTACAATGGTGTATACTATGAAAGTTTAGCGACACAGACTGTGCTGAAATTTATTCCAGCTGCTTGGCAGAAACTAAGAGGCCTTCCAGTAATCGGCGGGGTCTCGGTATCGTATAAACCGATTTCCGCAGAAACAATTACAAGATATCCCTACGGTTCTATCCTAGAAAATGCACAAGAAGTATTTGATCTTTTAATCGGATGGGGTGCCTACCTCGAGAAACAGGGGTGGCAGTTTACTGAAGTCAACCAGGATACTAATATTCTTAATGACTGGCTTTCTTCTGCAAAACAATTTCTATTCTGGCTTAACACAAACTGGGCGCCTGATGCATCTATTCAATTGAGCCCACTTGCTAATACAGCTACTCTGATAGTTAAGCGTGGCTACCCAGATGACGTTGAATCATTGTCGAATGGTGTATATAGTATTCTTGATAAATTCGGTGTGGCAATTGCCCCAAACAATACTATTACGGATAGAGATGGTCCAATGATTTCTGTTGCACCTGCAGATTTGTCGGTTGGTGGAATATACTTCCTGCAAGTCAATGCATCCGAAACAGAACACATTTTGGTGTTTGATAATGTAACAAATTTCAATGATATTTTATATGATCCGTTATTGAAGGCAAGACAGCAACGCTTGCGTTTTAACGGTTTTAGAAGTAATGGCTGGTATGGCAAGATGGAAGCACCAGGGTATTTGATTATTGATGATCAACTAGTGCCTAATTTTGACACTATTGTTGATGCAATGCGTTATTATTATGACCCGGATGTTACAATTGATAATCCTAGTTTAGAAGATCTTGGCCGTCACTTAATCGGATATGAAAGCAAGAGTTATTTAGATAACCTTCAAGTATCAAATGATGTTCAATATTTGTTTTATCAAGGTGCAATTAGACAGAAAGGAACTCAACAAGCCTTTGAGAAATTATTTAGATCAACAAAAATACAAAATAATGAAATTATTAAGGTATATGAAGAATGGGCCCTCAAACTTGGAAACTTCGGTAACACAGTTGAACAGGTATCAACTGAATTTAAATTAATTCCGGAACAGAATACCGGAGAAGTTATTGTTGCACGTTTGAATTTTGTGCCATCGACCATCGGGTTTGTGAAGCAAATTAATATATTGAATGCACAGAATACCTATCTTAACATTCCTAAATTAGTATTTCCGCTCCCCGATGCAACACCAAATGCAGCCTGGACAGATTTTTCGTCCTTAGCGACATACATTATCGGGAGTGTAGTTAAGTATAGCGATGTCTATGGAAATCCGGTCTATTATTCCAGCAACATTAATCAAGGCCCGGGTGCATTTATTGAAGCAAATTGGACAAAAATATTATCAACAAGGGTAGCAAAAGCCTACGTTATCCTTGATAATACAAATCGTATCTCTAGAGTTGATATTACTGACCCGGGATATGGATATTTAGATGCTCCTTATGTGAGTATTGACTCTGGTGCTGAACCACACAACCTCGATAAGCTCTACAGCGTATGGCAAGGGGAGATTATCTCTGATCCGACATTAGATAATATTATTAATATCGATATTGATGATACTGCCAAATGGGTGGTTCGCCCGACAGATCCGTCGGTCTCTTTAGAATTCCCATTAACGAGTCAAATTGATTATCCGTTGCCTAATGCAGGATATGTGAACTTTAATGATGTAGATTTCAGTTCATTTGACTCAAATCAGCTTGTTGTTTCGTGGGGAGCCGCAGATTTTAATCCAACGGCTAATAACACAATTTGGGTTGCAAAAACATTTACAGAAGACTGGGATGTCTACAAGATGCTTGATATCACATCGGCATCTGTGTTCGATGTATTTGAAGATGTTGCAGGGCAATTATTCCTAAGAACCGATCCTACATACCTAATTACACCTCAATTTGGAGGGGGCTCGAACGAAACTAATCTTGGAAATCTAATTAGTTTACAAGTCATTGAAGCTCATGCAATTGTATCAGCAGTTGGTGTCGGTGGTGTTGTCACAGAAATTACTATTACAAAAACTGGCGCAAACTATGATAGCATTCCCACCATTGCCAGCATCAGTGGATCCGGTGTCGGTGCAGTCCTAACAACACAAATCGCCGGAGGAGTAGTATCGGCCATCGTTGTTGTCAACGGCGGATCCGGTTATGTTGTTGGCGATAAAATTGTTTATAATCCCCCGACTTTTGTCGGCGGCGATACAAACTTTGCCCTGGCCTTTGCATATAATGCGGTTGAAACAAGCGGTGATCCAACACACAACTATTACAATTTGTTAACACTCGACAGTAACCCAATTACCTCAACCGATCTTCCAGACTATCCAAACTTCACAAAGTTGATGCTATTTAAGTCAATGAGGTTCCTAACAGAGACCGAATCTTTGGCTGCTTCACAAGTTGTAATCGGGGATAAGATTTGGGTTGATGGCATCAATCTTTTACCCCCACAGTGGAATGTCTATGCAGTAATTACTCCTACCAGTACATATATTAACGGTCATCAGCCATTTAGGACACAGGAAGCATTAATCAACACACGGTTGTTCGAGAGTGCAAGTGTATTCAACACATCGGGTACTGAAATTGCTCAATTGCCTGTCTATGACCCATTTAAGTCTATTTTACCTGGACCAGCAAAACAGAATATCACATATGTAGCATTGCAGGATCCTGCAAGCTATAATGTAACATCTAATCCTGTATTGTTTAGTGAAAATATTTCGTTTGGTGCCGCACAAATTGGGCAACTATGGTGGGATCTTTCAAATACAAGATATGTTTACTACGAACAGCCGATTGCATTAGATGGTAGCGAGACATCAATTGATAATTTAGTATATAGGCGAGATCATTGGGCACAATTGTTTCCGGGATCGGCAATTGCTGTATACGAATGGGTACAAAGTTCAGTTCCGCCTGCTGAATATACAGGCGCCGGAGTCCCTAGAGATATAACTACCTATGTTCAAATTTCTACATCTAATAGATTTACAAGTATTACGGAAGTTAATTACTATTTCTGGGTGTTAAATTCTACAAATACATCAAATGCAGAAAATAGAA